TTCTTCCAATAAATATGCTATTAATGGCAGCACAGCAACAGCAGATGTTCAATTAACATTTAAGGTTGGAAGCACATATCGTTTTACACTGAGTTCAAGTGATATGTCTTCACACCCATTAAGACTATATCTTGATGCGGACAAAACTACACAATATACAACAGGTGTTACATCTACATCAACCTATACTGAAATAACAGTTGCATCAGGGGCTCCATCTACGTTATTCTACCAATGTAGTATTCACGGAAATATGGGTGCACAAATAACAGTGACAGATATAGATTTAGGGTTAAATACTCAATTTGGCGGAGAGATAGCTACAGCTGGACCAGTAACATTGGAGAGTTAAATGAGTTTTACTTTTGCACAATTGAAAACAGCAATACAAGATTACACAGACAATAGTGAGACAACCTTTGTAAATCATTTAAATGATTTTATTAAAGCCTCTGAAGAAAAAATATTTAAATCAGTAGATCTTGATCTTTTCAGAAAAAATGTAACAAGTGCGTTGACCGCTTCGGATCAGTATTTAACAATACCAAATGATTATTTAGCCTCTTTTTCATTACAGATAACAACAGCTGGATCAGAAGGATATTTGTTAAAAAAAGATGTTAGCTTTATAAGGGAGTATACACCAGCTGCTACAACAACTGGATTACCGAAATATTATGCTCGTTTTGATATAGATAACTTTATCGTTGGACCTACCCCAAACAGTAATTATGCAATTGAGCTACATTATTATTATAGACCCACTAGTTTGACTGCGGGATCTGATAGTGGTACAACTTGGTTAAGCACAAATGCTCCGTATGCTTTACTTTACGGATCACTTGTAGAAGCGTATAATTATATGAAAGGTGAACCAGATGTTAT